GGGAGTGTTTATAATGGCCCCACGGCTCCAATTGCAGTCTAAATTCGTAGATATTCTTGGCAGTAATAATGTGTATTTTCAGCCACCGCCAACTGTGAAGATGCAGTATCCATGCATCATTTATCACCGTGATGATATTCATACGGATCATGCTGATAATAATCCGTATAAGAATAGGACTCGCTATCTGGTAAAGGTTGTTGACCCAGATCCTGACAGTGAGCTCCCCGCAAAGGTTGGCGAATTTCCTATGTGCGTGTTTGATCGGTTCTATACAGCAGATAACCTCAATCACGACGTTTACACACTCTACTTCTAAGAGGAGATAGAACATGACTAAGCTCCACTGGGATGGCGCTGGCGAGAAGGTCTACGAGACCGGTGTCGACCGCGGTGTCCTGTACAAGCCCAATGGCTCTGGCCTTTACACGACTGGTATTCCTTGGAACGGTCTCGTGTCGGTTACTGAGTCGCCTTCTGGTGCCGAGGCAAACGCACAGTATGCAGATAACCTCAAGTACCTGAATCTTACCTCGGCAGAGGAGTTCGGAGCAACGGTTGAGGCGTTCACCTATCCTGATGAGTTTGGTGAGCACGATGGCCTTTCTACACCGCATGATGGTGTCAATGTTGGTCAGCAGTCTCGTAAGCCTTTCGGTCTTTCGTATCGTACCAAGATCGGTAACGATATCGAGAACGATGACTTCGGTTATAAGATTCATCTCGTCTATGGTGCTACTGCAGCTCCTTCCGAGAAGGCTTACACTACCATTAACGATTCTCCTGAGGCGATTACGTTCAGTTGGGAGCTCACCACAGTTCCCGTGAATGTCACCGGTCTCAAGCCCACGTCTATCATTACTATTGATTCCACTAAGGTCTCGTCTGGTAACTTGACGGCTCTTGAGGATCTTCTTTATGGTACGGCAGGTACCGATGCACAGCTTCCTCTTCCGGATGCGGTGATTGCTCTCTTTGCTGGAGCTCTTACTGAGGTTGAGCCGACGGCTCCTACCTATAACGCTGGCACGCATGTCATCACCATTCCTGCTGTTACCGGTGTTACTTATTACATTGATGATGTTGCGCTTATTTCAGGAGCTCAGCCTGCGATCACTGTTGATACTGTGGTCACGGCTCGTCCGAATACTGGATACAAGTTCCCGGCAGTTACGGATGACGATTGGTTCTTCGCTTTCTGATGAACTGAAGACAGGGAGACTAGAGAATGCTAAGTATTATTGTAACTGGCACAGAACTATTCGATGAAGAGACACAAACGTTCTCAACCGTTGGTGATCAGGTTCTGGAGTTAGAACATTCTCTAGTCTCACTGTCAAAATGGGAGTCAAAATTCCAAAAACCATTCTTATCTGATGATGGAAAGTCTGGTGACGAACTCATATGGTATGTTAGATTCATGATGTTGAGCGATTTCGTTGATCCAACGAAAGAAATTCAACTTTCACAAGAGAATCTTGATACCATAAACAGTTATATTGATTCTCCTCAGTCGGCCACAACTTTTGGGTTAATGCCAGAAACAAAAGGGCGAGGTGAGACTATCACGTCAGAATTGATATACTATTGGCTTGTTGCATTCAACATCCCATTTGAAGTTGAAACATGGCATTTGAACAGACTTTTTTCTTTGATAAAGATCTGCAACATAAAAAACAGCAAGCCAACAAAGATGTCTAGGCGGGCAATTGCTGAGAGAAACAGGCAGTTGAATGCAGAACGACGAGAGAAGTATGGAACCACTGGTTAAGATCGAAGGGAGGACAAATGCCTAGGATTGTTTGGGATAAGGTTCAAGATAGACAGTATGAGAATGGCCTGGATCGAGGCGTCCTCTATCTTAACAATGGTGATGCAGTTCCATGGAACGGTTTGACATCGGTAGTTGAGAAGTTAGATCGATCTACTGAACCTGTTTACTATGATGGTGTGAAAGTTGATGAAAGTATTACTCTTGGTGCTTTCTCAGCTACGATTTCTGCGATTACCTATCCTGATGTTATGGATACAATAGAGGGAAAGACAGAAATCAGAAACGGTTTCTTCCTTGGTGAACAACCAACAGAGACGTTTGGATTGTGTTATAGAACAAGAATTGGTAACGCTGTAGATGGTGATGAGGTTTCATACAAGATTCACATCATCTACAATGTGATTGCCACTCCTTCAGATCGAACATATGCCAGCGCAAGTGATGATCCATCGTTGGTTGAGTTTGAATGGGATCTCACAACAACTCCGGTTGAACTTCCTGGGTTCAGAGGCGCTGCATACATAACAATCAAGACAGAGGATTTAGACCCTTTACTTCTTGAAGAGATCGAAAAGATTTTATATGGCTCTGGAGCAGTTAATGCTTCATTGATGCCTATGAGTGAACTCGTTGATTACGTCAACAACTGGTTCCGTCTTAAGATCACTAACAATGGTGATGGAACCTGGACCGCATCTACAACCTATGATGGTTATATTTTCCTGTTGGAAGATGATGCATTCCGAATCGATAAAGCAAATGCCATATACATCAATGATACAACATACATCATATCTGACACTAAGGAATTAGCAGATATAGCAGCTATCAACATCATTGATAATGGCGATGGAACTTATACAGCATCCTCTTCTTACCCGGATCTGATTGTCGTGTCGGGTGACACATTTGAAATCAGAAACGCGAATGTCGAGTATATAGATGCTGATACATATATTCTTTCTGATACGTTTGAATAAGGAGAGCTAATGGCTTCAGTTACTAGTTATACTGCAGAACGAATGCAGGAGATTGAGGATCAAGCCATTACCGGTGGGCATGTTACCGGTGGGCACCTTATTCTCGAGCGTAATAATGGTGGAACAATCGATGCCGGTAGTGTTATAGGACCAGAAGGACCAGAAGGACCAACTGGATCTGTCGGTGGATCTACTGGTGCTGTTGATAACGCTATCATTAGAGCTAATGGTACGGGTGGAACAACGGTTCAGAGTTCTGGAATAACTATTGACGATTCGGATCGACTTACCGCTCCTTTAATGACCGTTACAACTGCTCCTTCTGTTGGAACGGATGTCGTTAACAAGACGTATTCGGATAAATCTGGTCGTGGGCTTTTAGGAATCGCTACTACCACCACAGCAGAATCATGTATTCTTAATAATTGGAAGAGTGTTGATGGTCTTTCAATAACGATAACGCCGGTTGTTGGGCGATACTATAGGTTTAATTATTCAACATCGTTTATTGGAGATCCTGCGATTGGTATCACGTTATCGGTATATAAGTCTACTGATCTTTCTAACCCCGTGATTAGAACTGATGGTGGAACCCATGCTGTTAGTTGGCCGTCAACAATAACTTCATCTAGAGTTATATTAATCCCGTCGGGGTGGGATGTGTCAACAACTTTTCTTGTGCGTATGTATGTTACCGGATTTGTTGATACCAGCAGTCATGTTAATGCCGCATATTTTACCATTGAAGACGTTGGAGCACCATAAGAGAGGTCTAAATCATGTTTGCATTTTCTTCATCTGGTGATTTCAAAAACACTGAGAAATTTTTGAAGAGAATGACAGACGGTGACCTCTACTCAAGTCTGGATAGGTATGGCAGGAAGGGCGTCGATGCTCTAGCAAAAGCAACTCCTGTGGCGAGTGGTTTAACTGCAAACTCGTGGGGATTTAGAGTCATACGCAGTAAAACCAACCCTGGGATTGAATGGTTCAACACCAACGTTAACGACGGCTCCCAGATCGTCATACTTATCCAATACGGACATGCTACGGGAACAGGTGGTTATGTTCAAGGTAGAGAGTTCATAAACCAGGCTATACGACCCATATTTGACGAGATTGTCGCTGACATATGGAAGCAGGTGACTAAATGAGTAACGAAATCGATAACAAGGTAGTTTCGCTTACTTTTGATAATGCCTCCTTCCAATCGAAGGTTGGCGATACGCTTAGTACCCTTGAGAAGCTGAGGCAGAGTCTCAACTTCAGCAAGGGTAAAGAAAGTATGGGTGAGCTTCAGTCTGCAGCTTCTAAGTTCAACATGGGACCTATGGGTGCAGCGGTTGAAGGGATTAGTACTAAGTTCCTAGCAATGGCAACTGTTGGTATTACGGCTTTAGCTAATATTACCAATAAGGCCGTTGATGCTGGAATTCGGATTACTAAAGCTCTTACTATCACTCCTTTGTCTGATGGTTTCGCTGAATACGAAACTAACATGAACTCAATTCAGACAATTCTAGCCAACACAAAGAGTAAGGGTTCTACTCTTGATGACGTTAATAAAGCTCTTGATCAGTTAAATGACTATTCTGATAAGACCATCTATAACTTCGCACAGATGGCAAAGAATATTGGTACATTCACAGCTGCTGGTGTAGACCTTCAGACTTCTGTGAATTCCATCAAGGGTATTGCTAATCTTGCTGCTATGTCAGGTTCCACGTCCGAACAAGCTTCAACAGCAATGTACCAGCTTTCACAAGCTATCGCTGCAGGTTCATTGAAGCTTATGGACTGGAATTCTGTTGTTAATGCTGGTATGGGTGGTGAGGCGTTTAAGAATGCTCTTTTTGAGACTGGTAAGGCTATGGGAACTCTCACAGATGTTCCTATGAGCCAATCCTTCAAAGAGTGGGAAGACTCCGGAAACAGTTTCCGTGAGAGTCTTCAGGATGGTTGGATTACTGCTGATGTTCTTACCACCACTCTTGGTGGTTTGTCCGGAGATCTTGACGCTGCAGCACTGTCAGCAAAAGGATTCTCCGATGAGCAGATTGTCGCTATTCAAGATCTTGCTGCGACGGCCACTTCAGCAGCCACTGAGGTTAAAACCGCCTCGCAACTGTTTGGAACCATCAAAGAGGCTATTGGAACTGGTTGGGCAACCACTTTCCGAATGGTTGTTGGTGACTTCATTGAAGCGAAACAGTTGTTTACCGGTCTTAATAACTTCATTGGTGGTTTCATTAGTAGCTCTGCTAATGCTCGCAATGAATTGTTAAGGGGGTGGAAGGTTTTCGGTGGTAGAGACACCCTTCTGCAAGGACTCCTGTATTCTCTCGAGGCGGTTAAGTCAGTTCTTGCACCGATAAGAGAAGCTTTTAGAACAGTCTTCCCACCGATGACCGTTCAAACTCTACTGGATCTCACTAACAAGTTCCGTGATTTCGCTAAAGGACTGATTGTAAGTGCTGATACAGCTGAAAAGATCAGATCAGTCTTCTTAGGAATCTTCTCAATATTCAAAAT